TATTCTTTTAAAATCTCTTCTGTTTCAGTTCGAATTTCAGAAAAACTAGAACATTCTTTGTTATATAAATAACCTACTGAACATCTATTTTGTAAAGGGATTAAAAATATCCATCCATGAGTTTTTGCAACACATAAAGTTTTATTAAATCTAGGTTTATCCCAAGAACAGTTTGATAAATAAACACTATTTACAGGTATAGGGGTTTCAACATAATCATCTTGATTCATTTTACCTGTACAATCTATAATATAACTGTTTAACTCTTCATGTTTTACTCTTTTTTCTATAATATTAACCTTATTTTTTAAATAAGCTGTTATATAATTTTGGAGTTTGTTAGCATTAAGATGAAGAGCCATTTGTCCTAACCCAAACCAATGTGTAAAATTATTTTTACCCCAATTTAATTTTTCAATTCCTTGTTTATAATGAGCATCAAACATAGAAAGATCATCATAATTCAAATTTAGTTTTTCGGATAAAAATCTAGGAAGGACTAAATCTGTTCCTTCACCTACAGATAAGGGAGGGATTGAGGAATCATAATACCAATCAATATCATATCCTAAGTTATGAAAATTTAAAGCAGTTATACAACCAGCAGTACCTTTTCCTATAATTGAGACCTTTTTAGACATAACGTAGTATAATATATAAAATTACTTTGATTCAGGCACGAGATCTTCAAATTCAATATCTGTTAAATCTTTAGTATAAAATTTACCTAAAATATTATCATTAAAGAATTCATCTGGTTTTTCTAGTACTTGATAAAGCATTTGGTATTTTACTTCAAAATAAGTTAATGATTTTTTATTAGGACATAATCTTAGAATAGTGCGCTCAAATTCATCTTTTTTCCCTTCAAGTAATAATTGTTTTATGTCCTTTTGGGAACCATAATAATTAATCCAATCAGATTCTTTAATTACCAATCTATAGGCAGGGCGGCGACCAACTACACCTTGTAGTTTTTCTAATTCTCGTTTTCCAATCTTTTGTTTTTTATTATGGAATAATACCTTTTTCCCAATATAAGACTTCCCTGAAGGTTTATGGGTAACTATATAAACAAAACCAAATGTATTTTCTGGAAATTGAGTAATGTCTCCTATTTTGTGTGTTTTATAGGTCCAACTCATATAATTAAGTTTAATTAAACAAAGTTTAATGTAACGTGGCTATACATATAATACTTAATTTAAATGTAATATTTTTGTGAAGACACATTATTATTAGAATGAATACTAAACTCTATTTCTTCAATATCTTTGGAAGTTGTACCAAAAGATGTAACATTATGTTGAATTATGTTCATGTATTCATCAGGTATATTAGGCATTTTGCTTAGTTTAAACCATAATTCTTCTGATTCTTTTCTTTGTCCTATATACCAACTTGTAAAAGCTTTTTGAAAAGTTAACATAAAATCACCAGGATATCCTATATCATATGGTAAAGGAGTTTGATTAATATGTTGTAAACCTAAACAAGCATACATATAAGCAGGTTTCCATTCTTGTTTTTTACTATGATCTATACTTAAAAAATAATAAGCTTCTGGTCTAGTAGGGAGATAAGCAATAGCAGTAGCTAATTGGTCTCTTTCCCACATTGGTCTTCTTTTTTGTTTATGTAATTGCTTCCAGGTTTTTAATACACAACAATAGGCCATTTCAGGATCAGTTTCATGAAGCATTTCTGCAGTTCTTAAAAAGTAAGATAATGCAGCTGCTCCATGTCCTCTTTTTTCATATTCCTCTCCTAACTTAGCGTTAATGTAAGGATCCAAAGGATTATTTATATAATCATGTAAGTATGTTTGTAATTTATCCATTTAACATATAATCTTTAGCATATAAAACTTTTTGGTCTAAATTTGCTATAATATTTTTATTATAATCTTTAATGTACTTTTTATTTATCCACCAATCTTCATAAGGACTATTTCTATCAGGAGAAATATTTGACGCCATCATTATATATCCCTTACTTAAAAGTAATGCCCTAGATTTACCTCTCCATTCTTCATTATTATCTGTATAGTAATCGTGTTCATAAGTAATTACACCAAAATCTAATGTATCAAACGGTATTTTTTCTAATGTTTTAAATGTATTAAAAGCAGGGTCAATATCTAATTGTAAATAATCTATATAACGAGATAAACCATTTTTTTGGCATAGATTAATATAGTCAATTTGAGTAGCATCTAATAATAAGCATTTATCTTTTGGACGTTCAAACTTCCAAGCAGTTATTAAATTTGGATCAAAATCTATTGAAATTCCTTTCCATCCTAATTGGGATAATAATGCTGTATTGTTACCATAGAATGGTCTTCCTGCACCTATTTCTAAATAAGTTCCATCTTTCTTACCATTAAGGCAAGATAATACAAATAAATCCTGATAGCATTGTGAATAATTTTGTTCTATATTTTCTAATCCAGGAAAAGGGAATTTATATTTACTATAATCTTGTTTTTTATAAATTAGGGGTTCATGCCAAGTTACTTTTTCTGGTTTTATAGGGCTGTCTCCTTCCCATTCTAATTGGTCTAATAAACTAATAGGCATTTTTAAAGCATAAGCTGCATTATCTTGGTAACCATAAGTTATAATAAAATTATTATCTTTAATAGCTAACCCACAAGCAAATTCAATTTGGGCGGCCATAAATTTAAAAGGTTTTGATAAATGAATTAAATTCCAATCTTTATCCCAAATAATAAATCTATGATAATATTGAGCATCTTTTTTAAATCCATGATGATGGAAGAATTTACATTCATGTGTAATACAAATTCTATAATCACCAAAAGGAATTACAGGAGAACTTCCTCTTAACCCTAAAGGTAAATCTATTTTGTCATCTTTTTTAATAGCAACTTCACTAGAAACCATGTTTAAAGTTCCTTTAGTTACAGTTTCGGTTGATTTATCTTCAAGATTAACTTTTACTATTTCTATAGGATTTGCCCATCTAATAAAGTGGTAAGGCATATCTAAAATAGGCATCCAATTTTTTTCAAGATAAGTATTCTCAGGAGGTTTAATTCTATCTCTAGTTTTTTCGAAACAAAAATTGTCATTCCATTCTATTTCACAGAGTTCCATTCTTCCTTCTCCGTTTTCCTTTACATCTCTTCTTACACCGCAAGTATAAAATTTATTATCCCATCTAAAAATACGAGCATCTTCTAAACCATGAAATTCCCAAACAGGAGGAATATCATATTTTTTTGTATCTATTTTTTGTGGGGAAAGTACTTCTAAAGTATCAGGATCAAGTTTACATAAGTAATTACCTGTTTTTAATGAAATATCATCTTCAGGATTTAAATAAGATAAACACCCCCATTTACAATAAAATTTTTGATCAAATTCAGAATGATATAAACTATAATGTACATGCCTAATATTAGCTAGAATATCTCCATTGTCATCTATAAAAATAGAAACATTACATAAACCTGTACCATCTGTTAGTTCAGAAGGTATTAATAATGGGGTGATAGTACCTCCATTGTTTATAACCAATTTCGCTAAATTGTCAATCATATTATTTATAATGACTTCCTCCTAACCATATTACGAAAGATTTTCTAACCCCTCTAGTAACAGGTGTAACTCTATGCATCATAAATGAAGGAAATAGGAAAACCAAACCTGCTTCTCTTTTGGCTTGTGTAAAAGGTCCTTCCATACTCCCACCCATAAACAATTCTAAATTCCCTCCTTCATATTCATCAGGTTCAGATAATTGAACTGTAATTGAAATTTTTCTTTTAGATAACATACCTGGACCAATATCAGCATGCCAATCATAATGTCCATTATCGGTAGCATAATATTCGGTATATTGAATTTGTTCAGGGATAGTATTTAATTCAAAATTCCATAAAGCAATATTGGCTTGAACTGCATAATTGGATAATTTTTCATATAGCCAATACCATTGATCATTTTGAGGAACCCACTTTATCTTTGATGATCTTACTTCTTTACTACCCCCAACAGTTTTTCCATCTTGGTAAGGAAGAGTAGACACATTTTGTTCTATTTTATCTAGTTCTTCTTTTGAAAAACCTTTAGTAAAATAGTAATAATTTTGTAAATCTACTTCTTGTTGATCAAAATTATAACTTGTATACATAATTATTTATTTACAATAATGTACAAAAAAAACAATTAATATTCAAATAATTTTAAAAATTAAATGTTAAGGATTCTAACCTCCTCCAGAACTAACTAGTACACTTCTATTAATTCCATAAGATGTTCCTACAGAATTTGTAGCATAAGCTCTAATATAATATGTAGTACCATTTTTTATTTATTTAATTTATTAATCAGATACTCCTATTACTGTTGCAATATCTGCCGTTCCTACTTCGTTTACTTTCTTAATATTTGCCGAGGTAACACCGATTACATTGTTTCCATATCCACTAGGGGAATAAGTTAGTTCTACTTTATTTTATTGGTTGCATCTAAATACTCTACAATTCCCCCATAAGGTCCCTCATCTAGTGTGGGAGATTGTCCATCATAATCAAAATCACCCTCTATTAGAAAACAATTCAAATATCCGTTGGTATTCATATCGGATATAGCAGTGGCATTCATTGTAAAATTGTTGTATGCACCACTACCGCTCCAAGATAGATTTTTTGAAGAATATGCAGTGGAAAAGTCTAGATTGTCATAATCTGATGTAGATAGTGTAGTGGTTTCTCCACTACCTCCCCATGCTGATCCTTTAACTATTATATTGTCTGTTCCCGCTCCTGCACTTGGATTCCATACTTTTAGTGTTGCTGCACTTATTGTATTATTTGCTGTTATACCACTAACATCAAAAAATAAAGGCACTCTGTAGCATTGCCCTGTTATACCAGATCTAGTTGT